TATTACCTGCCCGAATCGGGCCTGAGAAAGTTGTAGTACCCATGTTGATCTCCTGTCTTGGGTTACGTCAGCAGCATCATGCCGCTGTCAGGGATAAATTAACAATAACATATCTTACGAAAAAAGAAAGGGGCGAGTAAACCCGCCCCTGTAAAAGTTCAATTGAACTTATGCACCTGGAGATCCATACATTCCTAATGGATCTGATACACCGAAAGAGTAACGCTCTCTCGCTTTGTAGCGAACGTTTCCTGTATCGAAGTCTCCGTCCATAGATGTCTGCATAGCAGTACGCACAAAGTGCTTCATGCCGTTTGGAACATCTGTGGTTAAGAAGAACGCATCGTTATCAGTTAGATAATGATTTACACGGTAACCTTCTGGTATGGAGCCATTGGTATTAAGTGCGTTAATATCGTTATCTGCTGTTCCGACACGAAGATCTGTCTGCAACAAGCGAGTCGCAACAAACATCAATGCAGGCGGAACGATCAACTTACGAGGACGTGCCGCAATCAATAAACCACGTTCGTCAGTGAACGCAGCAATATTAATAACCGCTTGCTCTAAAGATGTTTCGTTCAAGTCAGCCGCAACCGCAGGACGGTTTGCGTTTGAACCACCTTCAACTGTTGGGTGACTGGTTGAAAACAAAGTTACACCGTCCCCTGAGTTGAATGTAGTAAAGCCTGTATTAAGCAAAGATGCCGCTTTAACCTGCTTTGTATATGCCATACCTCTAGCTAATGCTTTGGTATAACGAGCAGATAGTGAATCATACAGATTGTCTTCCATTGCTTCTTCAGTAATGGAAAATCCCATTGCAACCGTTTCGTGGTTGTAACGAGCTGTGAATGATTCTTGTGCATTGTCGTAAGATATTGATGCGCCTTCAGCTTTCACTGGGGCAGCGCCAAATCCTGACAACTTCACTTCTTCTTCAAAACTGCGATCTGAGTTCTCAGTTTCATAGACCTCTGCATGTTCGCCCTCGTACTTCTCGTACTCTAAACCGAATAATGCGTTAAGTCCTGGTAATAGCTCTTTGAGGAGCTGTGCGCGTGATATAGCCATCGTCTAAACTCCTTATAAGCCAACGTTATTTGTCATCTGGTGAGCGCCTGGATTGAACTTTACAAGTACATCTGGAAACGCATCACTAGCAGGTGACACATGAGAAACGATGCGGAATGCTGCCGCAGCCGTTTTTACAGTAGCATCCAATGCAGATGTAGAGTTACCTGTCGAGGTAGAACCTGTCGAAGTAGACTGTACTGCCGCAAAGAATGTGTTTGTGCCAATGATTGTTTGAGCACCTGCACCATCAAGCTGTGCTTGGAATAATACATTTGGATCATCAATCACATAGGCTTTAATAGCATCACCGTTGGATGTACCAGTTGGATAATGCTGATCTTGTATCAGTTGACCTGAAGAGTTAACGTATTCACAACCAACGAAAACGCCTATTGCGCCAACGCCTGAAGTGCCTGATATGCTATTGGAGGTTAGGTCTGCACCTGAACCTGTAGCCAACGCAATGTACCCATCTGCCCCAATGATGACGGCTTGACCATAAAATAGGTTTGTACCTTCACCTGCGGGATCGATGAGATATTGGTTCGTAGAACCTGCATACGGCATTCCATCTGATCGTCTGATCGGACGTAGACCGTAGGGAGCTGCTGTAGTAGCCATGTCTCATACTCCTAAAAGTTTAAAATTACGACAAGCTACCCTTTCGAGTCACTTGCCAAACGAGTTCCGTGTGCTTCGCTCTGGTTTCAGAACTGGCATACGAGGGTCTGAGTTACGCAAGTAGCTGTTATCCACAGCATCCATTTGGCTTTCTGCCTGTAGGAGCTGTGCATCACGTCTAGCTTGCACATTTTCGGTAGTATTCTGACATAGCAGCAATCCACCGACCTCAATATTGTCTGTAAATCGAGAATCGATATCAGACACAACTTGAAGGTTTGGGTGTTCCTCTTTCCGAACAGGTGTCCATCCCTCACGAAATCTGGAAGATACATTCGTATTGTCACTGTTCCCAAGTGTTGATGTGCGAATCCAACGGTATTCAATACCATCTTTGGGTTCGGGGGTTGGTAACAACGAAGGTCTCGTCCACGACACCTTACGTTTTGACTCTTCACGAGTCTCTGTGTTGCGTGAGTTTCGGTTCGTCATGATTTCACTTCCTTCATTAATTGCGCCGCATATTGTTCATTTGACAGACCAAGTCTCTTGGCGAGAGAAACCTGCGTTGAGGTCAGTTGCACTTTGCGTGGTCTTTTGCCGCTTCTAGCAGCAGGGGCAACCACGTTGCCCGCCTGACGTTGGGGTGCTAACTCCTCAAAAGACCCATCGTCAAACTTATTCGGGAAGACGCTTCTCATAGCATCATCGATTTGATTATAGTACGCTTCAGTGTCTGGCGCAATACCACTTCTAATAAGTTTTTCATGAACGCCATAAGCATATCCTGTCATCTCAGGATCATACCCAGTACTGTGAGGCCCAAACCAAGAGTTTTTATTAGCCCATTCAATACCCATCTGACTAGGTTTTGGTGGCTGTTCAGCTTGTTGTTGGTACTGAGGTTGTGGTGCAGGCTTGGGTGCAGGCTTAGGTCTATATGAATCATACTTATCTTTTTCTACACTTAGCTTTGCAATAGATTTCTGAGCTTCTATCAAAGCATCAGGATCTCCTGTTTCATAAGCTGATTTGTAAGCAGCCTCAGCTTTTTCTAACTGAGCATCCACTCTACTTTTAGCTTGATTAACCAGAACTACCTCACCATCATTGATGGTTCTTTTGAGATTATCGTTCTCCTGTTTGATTTGCTCTGCGTAACGCAAAGCCTCATCCTGGAGTCGAGCAGCTTCTTCCTTTGCTCTTCTTTCCTCATGAAATTCATATTTTAATTGCTTAATTCTTTTTTGAACATTCTCATTATAATTTTCTATTTCTTCATCGTTAGGAATCTGTGGCTCACTGCCCTCAGCCCTTCTGGGTTTTCCCTTATCTTGCTCAGGAGTGTCATCAACAACTTCTATTTCAAAGCCATCATCTTCCTGATCTGGTTTTCCTTTTGAAGATTCAATAGCTTCTGCTACTGTTTCTTCTTCAAATTCTACTTCTTGTTCTGCTGCGTTATTCATGCTCTTGAATACCCCCTTGGATCTTCCACAACTGCCTCAACAGTGTCATCGTTAATAAGACGAAACTCTTTCCCATGTACTTTAAATCTAGTGCCTGAGTAAGATCGGAAGATTACAAAGTCTCCCTTCTTGCAATACGATCCATGTGGAAATTTTTCTTTATCAGCATAGGCATCTTCGCCTAGCTCCATAACAAAACCAATAATAGAAGCAGTCTCTTCTGATGCTTTAATCCCATCAGGCATAAGAACCCCACCTTCTGTCTTGTCGCTGATTTCTGGTACGCCAATAAGAATCTTGTATCCTTTTGGCTGTGGTAGTTTAGTAGCTACCTTTTCTTCTGTAGTCGCATTCCCTGTATACATTTTAATACCTTGCAGTGATTTAAAGGTTCACAGTCACCTTGCGTGGACATCCACGAATACTCCCTAATTTGGACAATAGTAAAAAATTTTTTAACTTTCAATATATCTTTTTTCTATGTCTTCTAAATCTTGTCGTATAATTTTTACTAGATCGCATCTTCCGACCAAACGATTATACGAACCAAGATCTTCTGCCTGACCAGATGCAAGATATGTCTTAATATCTTCTTCATACTCATCAAGCTTTCGCCCTAACAGCGAAAACACACTATCACTCATCTCCCTTTACAAGCTCCTTCGCTATTTCAATACCTAGTTTTGCGCCCTCTTTCTGGTCACTACGTTGTGAATTATCCAGATCGGTGGCTAGTTTTACGCCAAGACGTGCACCCTCACGTTGGTTCTCAGCGGAAATACGTTCCTGTTGAATTTGTGCATTTGAACTTTTTGCCATCGCATCAAGCTGCAACTTCTGCGTATCCATTTGAATCTTGTGCTCTAGCTCTCTTTGCTTCATTTGCAGTTCTACTTGTTGCATTTGTACAACAGGATCTTGTTGTTGTTGTTGAATCTGCTCTTGTTGCGCTTCGACTTGACCTTTCTGCAACAGCTTCTCTGCTGCTTCTTTTGCAAGCCTTGAGATCTCTACCTCTACATCTTCTGGTAGTGGTTGATCTTCGTTTGGCAATTCGACACCAAGCATCTTTTCCATCTCACGTCTGTACTGGAACGCAACATGTTCTGTAACATGCGCTGCCATAGCCGCACCAATAGCTTGTGCAAACGGTGACTGCCCTACAAGCTCTCGCATCTTAGGATCTTCTATCGCAGCCATGTGAACTGCTATGTGCGCTTCATGATCTTGATACTTGAATGCTTTGGTTGGCTCTTGCTTGAGCATCATCATGTTTTCTGTAACAGGATCAGCAGGCTTAATGTCATCAGGTAGTTTAATTATATCGCTTGCGTCCTGTATTCCCAAGACTTCTAGCATCTGACGGTGCAACTTGCCCATGTCGTATAGCTGAGGTGCTTGTTGAGATAGCTGCAAAGCTGCCTGATACTGCATAATTCTTTGAGCCATTGTTGCAGCGTTAGGATCTGAGACAGGTATAACATCTACTCGTGCATCAAAGTCTTTCTGCCTATCAAAGTCACCATCCATTTCATAAGCATATTCTGATGGCATGTAATCGCGTATAATCTTTGACAGCAAGCGTAGTTCGTTTTTCATGGCTGCATGCATACGAGCTTGCACACCAGACATAACTTTCATGCTGCGTTCCATTAGAGCGAGTGTTGTGCCTACAGGTGCTTGAGCATTTGTATCTCCAACCTGTATATCAGCAACGGAACCTATCCTACGTCCTTCTTCGACAATGTTGCCAAGTAACGAGTATAGAACGCCTGATGGCTCTTTGTAAGGGATGAACGTAATTGAATCCCGTATCGCACCACCTGGAACATCCACGTCCCTGAACTCACCTGGCATAAGCGGAGTGTCATCACCTTTAATGCGGAGACCGCGAGCTTTAAGACCCGCAGGCAAATTAGATAATGTACCCGCATCAATAAGTTGACGAAGGATCGAAGTCGCTGACTTAGCCAATCCACCAATGAGATGTATAAGACCTGTGCCGTAGAAACCCAATCCAGGTAGATATTTGTAATGTACGAAATGTAATCTTTTCTTTTTCTTTTCATCTTCTTGATACCAGTTTTTTCTTATCGCCAATACTTCTTTTGAAGACTTATCAATCGTTACAACGTAAGGTCTGGCTATTCCATCTGGATCATCAAACTCATCTGGCATGTTCATGGTGACATGCATCTCTAGAATTGTATGACGATCATCATCTTCTATAACTGCACTCTCTCCATCAAGCTCGTCGTACTTCTCCTGTATGTCTGAAAAGTCTGGCTCTGGATCAGGAAGATCTACTTCTCTATAAAACCCTGCAACCTGTAACTCTAGGATTTCGTTAGCTGTCTTCTTCATGATGTGTGTATATCTAGGACAGGAAGCCAGATCTGATGCGCCATAGGAAGCAACAAAGTCTTCTGCGGGAACAAACATAGCTACAGGTCTATCCTCTAACGGATCATAGTAAACCTTTTTGAAAGCAGACCCTGCAAGTGGTAGCTTGAAAAGCATTTGTTCCGTCTCATCACGGTATTCTGTCATCTCTTCAGTCAGAAGATAGTTCATTTCTGTTTCTATTCTGTCTGCCTGATCTGTCTTTTCTGGGGTTAATTTACCCATAATCTTGGTTCTTACTGGCCCAGACGCAGGAAATAACTCTCCCATTGCCTGTGCCTGAAACCTTACAACAGCTTCTGTAAGAACTGGATGGAACACACCAGATGCCCCTTGCCACGGTTGGCTACGATCTTCTATCTTCATTCCAAGAAGATCTAATCCTTTGACGTATGATCTTGCCCAGTCTCTTCTGGATTCACGATCAGAATTAAATTCTCCTACAAGTTCAGATGCCAATGATTGTAATTCAGCTTCATCAATAAAGTCAGCTAGGTTTGCGTCATGCTCTGGGCCTGTAATGCTTTCGCTTATATCCCCTTCAAAGTCTATGATCACACCACCGTCACCAGTATCTATCGATACAGCATCAGGATTTATAATCTCTACTTCAATATTTTCAGCATCCGTTTCTTCGATTTCTAGATCCGAAGGTTCCATTTGCTTTTCAATAGCCATGACTATCTCCTAGTAATACTCGACTGGTCTTTGATATTTTGGCTCGTCATCCCAGTCATCCATTTCGGCTCTCACCCAACCGCCTTGCCTGAACCTTAGCAGAGCTTGTGTGGTGGAGTCCACTAAATCATCATGATCCCCAGAAGGAAATGATGCACACTCTTCAATTACTTCTTCCGACCATCTAGTGGGAAGATACCATATTGAGCCGCTTGCGAATAGGTCTGTTACTGCATTTACTCTAGCAATCTTATCTTGTCCACGCGAAGGTGTAAACTCTGTTACTGGAATACCCATAGCTCTAAGCTCAAATATCAAGGGTGCACCAGAGGCTTTCTTCTCCACAATCATCTGATCAGGCTCAAACTCTTGGTACTTATCGTATGCTGCACGTTTCAATTCAGGGAACTCTAGCTTTTCTTTGTAGGCATCAAGCAAAATTACATTGGGCTTACCCTCAATGTAGAACACACCCCATGTTGTACAGGCACTGTAGTCTGATCTTTGGGTTTTAAGAAACGCTGTATCCCAAGATTGTATGATAGCCTCACACGGTGGCGGTCTATCGTTCTCCCATTCCTGCCACCACTCTCGTTTGATGAGAGCACCTTCCTCAGATGTGGGATCTTGTTGATACTGAGCTGACCATTTTGATACAGGAAGTTCTGCCTTTAGTGCATCTAGCTCATCTTGAGACCAGAACTCAGGCCATAGAGGTTTACCTGACGGCATGATCGCAGGAAACTCTATCACTTCCCAGTCATCCATTCCCTGTCTGTCTGATGTTGATTGTAAAATCTGACCAGTGAGATCCTTTTTAGACCATCTGGTCATCACAACAATGATAGCTCCTCCTGGCTGTAGACGCTGTCGTGGGCCTGATGTGTACCATTCGTACACTCTGTCGTAGACATCGGCGTTAAACTGCCCTTGTTGCGCGTCCTGTTCGCTGTGAGGGTCATCTATGATCAAAAGATCCGCACCTTTACCCGTAACCGCACCGCCAACACCAATCGCAAAGTAATCACCTCGCTTGTTTGTGTTCCATCTACCCGCAGCTTTGGAGTCTGATGACAGGGTGATGCCACTAAAAACTTTCTGAAAGTCTTCTGATTGTATCAGGTTTCTAACCTTACGACCAAATCCCACTGCCAGTTCTGCTGTGTGTGCCGTTTGAATAACTTTTTTTTCTGGGTACTTTCCAAGAAACCATGCAGGCAAAAGATAAGAAGCAAACTCTGACTTGGTATGTCGAGGTGGCATGTTGATGATCAAACGTTTTAGTTCGCCCTTGGCTACCCTCTCGAAAGCATTAGCCATCTTTTGATGGTGAGTGCCTGATATAAAACTAGGCCACATCATCCTCACGAAGCTGATGAAGTCGTCTTTGGAAGCAGATTTGTTTTCCACTTCCTCTAGTTCTGCCAGAAGATCCAGTAGTTCTACCTGCTGCTCTACAGGTAACTGGGATATCTTATCTTTCATTGCAGCAAGTTTCTGCATCTTTTCTCCGTTTGTAAGGTAGGCAGGCGAAGGGTGGGGTTGCCCACCTACCAAGAGATAGATAAGGGAGAATTTCTATCTCAAAATATAGTATATACTAATATATATATTTTAAGTATATATATATATTAATATTATATATATATTATATTATATATATTATATATATTACAGGAGGCACAATGACAGAATCTAGTGAAGCAGATGTTGTTAAGTTAAAACGCAACACGTTACTTGCAGAATCCGATTGGAAACAGGCAAACGATAGTTCATTAACAGATGATGAAAAAAATGATTGGTCTGTTTACAGTGATGCTTTGCGTAACCTGATGGTACATGATAACTGGCCTAATCTAAAAGATGCTGACTGGCCTGCGAAACCTAAGTCTACAGGTGAGCCTAAGCGAGCAAGAAATTCTAAAGGGCAGCTTGTCGGAGACAATCCTGACACGCCTGATATAAACGAAGCATGGGAAGGTGGGAAAGCACCATAATGGAACTTTCAATACCTATGATATGGAACATCATTGTTGCTTTAGTTGTAGTGCCTATGGGGTGGTGGATTAGTCAGATGAGCAGTGAGGTAAAACGACTCAACATCTTGCTAAACATGACTCGTGAGAGTTATATTAAACGAGAAGATCATCAATCAGAACTGTCTAGGGTGGTAGACCATCTGGTTAGATTAGAAGGAAAGATAGATAAACTAGCAGAAAAGGTCTGAAGACGGGAGATATTCGGTTAGGGTGTAGGCATCGATCCGATTAGTTGTGTCGCAATGGCAACAGGTGCTTTTAAAGGTCTCAAAGCAGCCATTGGTGCGGGAAAAGATTTACAACAAATGACAGGACAGCTTGCTAATTGGGGCAAAGCTTTCTCTGACTTTACAAATATAGAAGAACGAGAAAAGAATCCTCCGTTCTGGAAGAAGACATTCAAGGGATCTGATGAAGAGACTGCCATAGAGATCTTTGCTCAAAAGAAAAAGATGGAGCAAATGCGGGCAGAGATAAAAGATCACATATCTTGGACATATGGCCCAAGTGCCTGGAAGGAGGTCCTGTCAATAGAGGCAAGAATGCGTAAACAGCGCAAGGATGAGCTGTATCGTAAGCAAGAACAGGTAGATGCCATGATAAATTTTGCTATTGGTGCTACAATATTCCTAATAGGTGGGGGCATATTGTTTGTTTCTTTCTATTTTCTAGGTCAATGGCAGGGTAGGTGGTAATGAAATTAGTATTAACTGTTTTGTTTTTAATGTTTGTAGCAACATCTCCATTTTTATATATGATTTTTGGGAGTATTTAAATGTGGGTATTATTATGGGTTCAATTAGCAACAGCAGGACTGGAACACTACCATATCGGTAGCTATACCAAGCAAGAAGTGTGCGAATTAGCTAAAGAAGACGCCAAAGTCTTAGTGACTAGCGACAAAGCAAAGATTGTGTGTATTAAAATAGAGCTTTGAAATTAGTTCAATTGAACAAATACAAGTGGGCGGCACTAGATGATGACGGCACTATCCTAATAATCAGCAGTAGTTCCAATATAGTTAGAACCAATGCACCAATAATAAAAAAAGCTCGCTATAAAAAGAAATATAACAGGCGAGCACAGTCTAAGTAATTAACATATTTCGTTTTTTGAATGTATATTATAGAGGGGGTGTAGGATTCCTGGGGGTTTGTAATCGTTTGTGTGGAACATCATGTATACGTACGAGCGTGGGCGTCACGCAGACAGGGGGGTCGGGGGTAGGTGGGGGTAAGCAAACTCATTTTAAATTTAACACCCAGACCTCAAACCAAAACACATACTGAAAAGTTCAATCGAACTATCCCAACAGCCTGTTCAGTCTAGCCTCTAACTCAGCTTTGATTGTATCAGGGTCTCGCTCTGTCTTATCTTCAGTCTCTACCTTGTCCGTAAACAGTGCTACCGATTTTCCTAGAAGCTCAAGTGCTCTTACTCTTGCACCATCTGAGTTGTCTTGATTGGTTGCTTCATCTGTTAGCTGTTTCAAAACAAAGTCACTTCGAGAGAGGCTCAACATGCGCTGCTGCTTAACTCTATCAGCGTTTAAGACCTCTAACCTTTCGGATACCTTTGGGTTCTGTACTAGTAGACAAGCCTCTGTATGGATACATGCTGCACTCATGTTTGAAGCATCATATGCTATCCTATAACTTTCACTAAAGTTATTACCCTCAAACACTGCAAGAGCGAATGCTTCTTGTTTATCTGTTAACCCTGTTCTTTTACTGGTGGCACTCTTTTTCCTAGTGCCTGTATGTTTCTTATTACTACCTACTACTCTTAACTTAGGTTTCTTATTACTCATTATAACCATCCTTCTAACGCTGCGCTTGCCTTCGGGATTTTGGGCAAAACGAATCACCCTAATATTTTCACCTAATCTGGGGCAGGCGATATCCAGAAAAAGTGCAATAGAACTTTTTTTTACTCTAACATCTAAATTTTTTTTTGTCACGATATCCCTTATTTTATTGGCTAATACTGATAATAAGAGAATAAAAGAGAATAAAAGGGAATATAAGGGTTTACATTGTTTGCTAGATAGTGTCTAAGGATGACAGACGCAGGGAAGCAACGAGGCTTTGATCCTCACAATCCCACGAACATATGGCTCACAAGCCCTGCCAATAGGCTCACCAAAGCACCTCGCTGCGAGGCACACGCCACCAGATATACTGGACGGTCTGTAAAAGAGAGATGCAAGTAGGACTGAACGACAATGCATGTGTAAAAAAATAAAGTGAAATATAGAATATGTTAAAAATCTCAACCGCTGTTTTTCGGATATAGACCAAGACATGTTGAACCCATCTATCAGCCTAGAGTGGGTGAAAAAGACTAGGCAAGGTTGATCGCCTTTATTGTCATAAAAGATCAAAGTGAAATTTTCGAGAGCGGCAGCTTACTGGTTGCCGTTGTCATGGTTTCATTTAACGGAGGTAAACCACAATGGCATCAATCAATACTAAAATCACTTCAATCTCAATGTTTGGAATTGAAACTGCAACTAAAATAGTTGGCGATACTGGCAGGGAAGCAGTTCTTAAAATCAGATCAGGCGGTGTTAGAACCGCTTGGACATACACCTACACTGATTTTGATGGTGATCGCTATGTACTGCGAACTGATGACTTTTTACATGTAACATTGGATCACATGTATTCTCATGAGGAATTTGATCCTGATTGCATTTCTCACATTGCCTTTATTACTGGCAAGGTAAAGCAAACAGGCAAGCGTTTCCCTGCACCAATAGCAGCATAAGATTAACAGTGCAGCCTACGGGCTGCATCATTAACTTTATGAGGAGCGTCTTATGACATTTAAAATCAAAATAAACCATCGTGGTGCAGTCGCATATGACTACGCAAAAACAGAATACCTTGCAAAACAAAAAGCCAGACTGATGGCTCGTAAGGCAGCAAGGTCACCATTTTTAAATAATGAAGTTGTAGACATCATTTATGTTGAGGATTGCTTAGGCGGTCTCAGGGCTGAGTATAGAGTAGATGACACACGTTATATCATGGGAGTAAAATAATGGAAAATTCAAGAGATTTCGCAATGGATTTAATAGAAAAAACTTATGAAACACACGAGAGTTTATTGAGAGCTTGCCTGTCATATATGTCCACTGATGACGTGACTGACATGCTTAAAACAAATGAATGTTTAGACTGTTTTACAGAAGCTTATCTAGAAGAGTTTGGAATAAGAAACAAAGGAAATAAATCATGAGACCATGAGTGCAGCCCTTCGGGGCTGTAGTCGCGGCATCATGCCGATAACAAGAAACTTGTCAGCCAAAAAGGATGAACCAGATGACAAATTCAAAAACTTTTACCGTTTCCGATACTGCAATCAACAACGTTTACAGCGCAGAGCAAGAGATCGCCTCTCTCAAGGGTGTAAACAAAGACAATAATGTTGCTGCTAACAGCGCAAAGATGTCAGCCTATGGCGAGGTTATCGCTGCCATTGCTCAGGTCAAACTAGTCAAGGGCAACTTGCCACGCGCCAACTCTAAGATCCTCAAGAGCGCATTGGTTGAACAGGCAGGTGTCAAAGAGGCTACTGCCAAACGCTACCTTGAAAATTCTGTAGGGGCTGTTCGATTGCTCAAGGATCATTTTGCTGAGATACCAACTCAGTACACACCTGATGCCATCGTCAAGGATCTAGCAACGCTAGAGATCGACAGCGAGAACAAGCTTGCTAAGGCTGTTAAGGGTGAGCCTGACAAGTCAAAAGCGCAACGTCTTGCGGAGCAGGTTGTTGGTAAATTCTCAAGCAAAAAAGATGACAAGGGCAACAGAGTACAAGGTGATGTATTCAAAGATGGCCTGACTGATGAAGAGCTTGACGAGTTCGAGAACGCTATGCGTGAGCTTAAAGCTGCTCGTACAGCATACCGCAACTCAGAGGCTGCTAAGGCTGCTGAGGCTGAGGCTGCTGAGGAAAATGTAGCAGTTGATAGCACAGTTGCTGAGTTCACTGAAGCAGCATGAGACTGAGCAAGCGCGAAAAGCGCATCATCTTTATTGAGGGCGTTGCTTCTGGCATCGCCTTCACTGCCTTAACAGTGGGCATACTCATAGTAGTACTTGCATTTTAATCTCAGCCCTTTCGGGGGCTGAATTTTTAAGTGCAATAGAACTTTTTCAGAGAGGTGAACAATGGAACTAGAAGACACTTACTCCACAAACATTGTGGAAGCATACAAAAATTTCAGTGTGCAAGAGTTAAACCAGATGCTTGTTAAAGCTAATGAAGATTTTGACAACGCTGTAAAAGAAGTAAGAGAGAGCGGTCTACGCTCCAAACAGGATAGAGTAGAGACATGCTCTGTAAAAATCGAATGTCTAAATTTTGTAATCGCAATCAGAAAAGCAGATGAACTGCTTTCAACCTTAGAGGGAAAATCCTAATGAAATTATCACAAGCAAAGGCCATTGCTAAGGCCGCTATCACAGTCAAGACTGACACATTAGATTGTGTGCCGTACCTTGTATCAGGTGCAGGGATTGGCAAGACTTCCATTGTCCATGAGATCGCCAAGGAGCTAGGTATTGGTTGCCAGATATTATCACTGGCTCAGTATGATGCAGGTGAGCTTGCAGGTTGGGTGCTACCCAATGCTGATGGCGAGACGATGGATCGCAGATGTCCTGACTGGATGCCACGAGATGGCAAGGGTATCTTATTCCTTGATGAGCTACCACAAGCCCCAGTGTCTAACCAAAACATTGCCGCACAGTTGGTCAATGAGAGACGCATAGGCAAGCATCACCTTCCAGAGGGTTGGCATATCATTGCGGCAGGTAACCGCATGTCAGATCGGGCAGGTACAAACAACATGCCTTCTCACCTCAAAGATCGCTTGATGTTCCTAGAGATTGAGGCTGACCTAGAGGATGCTATTGCCTACTGCTACAAGAAGCGAATGCATGAATGCATTCCTGCATTCCTGCGCTTTAGACCTGAGTGGTTGCACAAGTTCAACCGTGATGAGAATGCTTGTGCATCTCCTAGAGGTTGGGAGCGTGTCTCTACTATCCTCAAATGGTCTCTTGATCCAGTCAATCAGATTGAAGCTATCGCAGGTCAGGTTGGACGTGCGGCTACGGCTGAGTTTAATGGCTTCCTCAAGGTGTACGATATTGTACCTGATATCGATAAGCTGATTGCTAATCCTGCAAGTGCAGATATTCCTGATGCACCTGATGTTCAGTACGCTGTATGCGCTGCACTGTCAGCCAAGATGACTGGCAAGAACGCTAAGAACATCGTGACATATCTCAAGCGGCTACCTCAGCAGGAGTTTGCTGCCTTTGTGATCAAGGATGCAATGAACCGCACTGAGGATCTCAAGCGAGACCTCAAGGCTGATGCATCGATCAGAGAATGGATCATGTCAGTAGGCAAGAACCTTATCCTTTAATCACAGTAAAGCAGGCATACACGTCAATATGCCTGCTTACCATTTCAGCTTTTAGTTCTATTGAACTTTTTTAGGAGAAAATTATGGACGCACAAATGAAAGTGTCTCGCGCTGTTACGCGCCTAGTTGTCAAGCATCCCTTCTTTGGGTCAATGTGCCTGTCAATCAACGTCAAGTCAGAGGATGATATCCCTACTATGTGTACTGATGGCAAGTCTATCCTATGGTCACCATCATTCGTTGATACAATGGATCAAGAAGAGACCGTAGGTGTCATGGCTCATGAGGTCTTGCACATTGTATTCAAGCATCACCTCAGACGTGGTGTGCGTGACCCTGAGCTTTGGAATATTGCGACTGACTTTGCAATCAACCAAGTTCTTGTGGACAACGGCTTTACTCTCCCAGAGGGTGGGCTGATTGATCCAGAGTACAAGGGTCTAAGTGCAGAGGCTATCTTTGATCGACTACCTGATGATGCCAAGAAAAAGTATGCTCAAGGCGCTGCTATGGGCGAGGTCAAGGATGCCAAGAAGGATGATGGCGGTGACATGTCAGAGGCTGAGGTCAAGCAGATGGAAGCAGACATTGATACCAAGGTAATGATGGCTGCATCTGGAGCTAAGGCAATCGGCAAGCTACCCTCTGCTATCAAGTCTTTGATTGAGGAGATGGAGCGCAGTCAAGTTGACTGGCGTGACGTGATGCGTAGATTTGTTGGCGGTGATCAGCCAGATGACTACAGCTTTCGCAAGCCTCAGAAGAAGATGTATCACATGACTGGTATCATCTCGCCCTCTATCGAAAAGATTGGTGCAGGTGATGTGGTTGTCGGCATCGATACAAGTGGATCTGTCACAAGGAAAGAGCTAAAGTTTTTCCTTGGTGAGATCAACGCTATCAGTGAGGACATCAAGCCACGATCAATCACGGTGATCACTTGTGATGCTCAGATACAAACGGTCAGACGTTACGAGCAAGGTGAGGAGATCGAAAAGATTGAGATCAATGGTCGTGGTGGCACGAGAGTGAGACCAGTGTTCGATTACATTGAAGAGCACCAGTTGCAAGTAGACAACATGGTTTACCTCAGTGATCTGGAGATCTGGGATTACCCAGAGAACCCACCACACTACCCGACACTGTGGGTCTCATCATATCTAGGGTCTAAGGAAGCACCTTGGGGAGACACCACCTACCTAACAACGTAGGTGACCTCATGTTTTATAGTGCGGCAACAATAACAATCTGCATCCTCTGGTCAGTGGGTGCAGCATTAGGATGGTGGAACATTTAAATAAAGGAAACAAAATGAATTTTCAGATTGAAAACATGGAAGGGTTTTTACAATGGGTAAAGACCTGCCCCTATGCATACAGCATTAGCTCAATGTCTGGTGGATTTATCCACGTCAAAATTTTAATTCCAGTAGACAAAAAAATAGAAGCTTCTAGTGACTGAGGAGTGCAAGGACTGTGGCGATAGCGTTGCGTGGGGCAGCGGTAAGTTCGTCAACCGACTACCTGCGGAGAGTGGGTTTTTTATATGCGCTGATTGTCAGTGTGTCGAGTGTGATAAGTGCCATCAAGATGTTATCGAATGGGGTCACCCACCTCATGATGACGGTGAGATATGGTGCTTTGATTGCTTACCAGAGTGAAGTCGTGGGGCAGCGGAGGACTGCCCCTCAATCAATCTAATAACAAAAGAAAGTGAGTGCAATATGAATATCGATATATCTATTAACGATGCAATGCCAGAAGCTATTGAAGAGATGATGGACATTGCAATCAAGTACAGGAATAGATCCAATGAATGTACAATTCTCAATCGCAGAATTAATGATGACCTTGATCTTCCCTCAATTATAAATGAGGTAGCAAGACACTATATTATCAGAGTTCTTGACGAACATAACTGGAAGATCAATGATTGTTATAGGGTGCTTGGTCTTAACAGTGCTCAAACATGTAAGAACTGGATGAGAAAACTAAACATAGGTAAAGAACATCGTAAAAATAATAAGATAAAAAAATTAAATGCAAGTTCTTTAAGGGGAGTAGTTTGATGATTAAATATTTTACGTTCATGGTACTAAGTTACTTTGTTCAAGGCGAACAGGTAACACACAACATACTATTTAAAAGCTATGACGATTGTAGTTATAGCAAAGAAGCCATGTACTTCATGATGGAAAACCAACATGATGAAGTGACGATATATTGCAAGGGTACTGAGGTTGCATCTAACAAACTGGTCAAGCCAAAGGTGAGACCATAATGGGAGATGAAGCACTAAGCCCTGCCCAAAAGTTTGAGTATCGTTTCTTAAAGCAGCAAGTGAATAGACTAGAAGAAGAACTGTATCGGTTCGATGCTCGTCCTAATGTACAACAAGATTTGTTTCATGCGCGTGAAGATCTAAAGTCGTTTGTCTCAAAGCTAAGAGTGAATGGTGTAAAGATATGAAGCGTTTCACAACAGTCGAAAAAGAATGGTTAGGTTACAAACGTAAGCTTGCCAATAATAATATGAAGGTGTCGTTATCAAAAGCACCTTGGGAAAAAAGTTCAATAGAACTAAAAACAGAGAGTGAGAAAAATGGAATACAAGAACAATCTAAAAGTAATAGAACACGCAAGGGAAGAACTGATTAGGTTCTTCAAGACGTATGGTTTTTCTGGTGATGAGATCAAAGAGTTTTGTCGAGATGCCAGTTCATACAACTGGAAAAACTTTGATTATGATGGAGCGCCCACAGTTTTCAAGCTAATGAGCGACAGCATAGGCAGAGACAACATCAGGAATGTAGTTCTATATGCTCATAGTTTTTTGGAGTTGATCAAGGGTCACAGAAGTAAAGCTAAGTATGTAGAAGATAAAAGTGTTATCAAGAAAGCCATCGAAAGCAATACTGTATGGGCAACCAGTGTACTCAATGAAGCATTTCCATCTAGAGGTTGGGAGGTCAGGTGCGAGAGAGGCAGTAAGCCTTATGCTGAGAGACAAACAGGTAGATACGGCAACAACTTCAATGTCGATATACCTCTTGGTTGGGGCAAGACTGTATACGCAGAGGGTATTGCCACTGTCAAAGCAGGTGATGGCGAAAGATTTATCATGAGTGCCACTAAGAAAAACCTTGGTAGACTAGTCAAGGATGGTGTCGTTGCTTACCAATGTGAAGTTCTTAAAGTTTACCGTGATAATGCCACCATAGAAAAAGGTTGGGTATTCAAGTACGAAACGTATGACGATACTATACTTGCTACGCATCAAGAGTTCTCTCGCGCAGAGAGCTTGCTTAAAAGAAGGATCAAGGATACCGTTGTGAAGGAACTTGTGGACTTCTAAAAGAGGGGCGGCAAGAGCCGCCCTAGTTGGAGCAAAATGAAAAACAATTATAGGGTAACATAAAAAATAAAATGCACAAAGAATTAAATCAAGAAGCTCTCATTGATCTTGTTAGTCAGCTACCACCCAAGGCAACTGGCGAACAAGTTATAAATCTTATCGTAAATATTATGGAAGTATACGGTATGGGAGAAAACTGGTTTCATATTGCGGTCAGCATTGGTCATGTTCTTGAGCAGCTTAATGACGAAAACATAGAGAATGTGACCATACACTGACGATAGTACAGAAACCTCTCATCAGGTTGACCTCACTATACTATCGTTAAACTAGCGCAGGTTGAGAACGCTGCTCTTCTCCCTGCGTGTTTTTTATTTGACTAATTATATTATTAATGCAATAACAATTACATTAATTAAATGATGGAGAAAAAATGAAGTTAAGGGTGGTGGCAGTAATAGAGATAGATGCCACGGTAAAATATGCATCTCATATTGAGGATGAGTTCAGATCTATAACTGATCTTTTCAGCAATGATAAAAGGGTTACTAACTCTATAGTTGGTACAGTAAAGCAAGGATCTGTTGCTTTAGAAAGTGTTGATAATATTTCGTTTAGAAGCTCAACATATGATCCGTATACAGGAAAAAGAATTAAAAAGGATAAGAAAAAAAATGGCTAAACTAAGAGCAATTATTATAGCAGACATTGAAGTAAGTAACTTACAAACTGCTTTGGAGTTTGAGAAAATTATGAATACTTACGCTGATAAAATTAAAGATCACGCTGATCCTTCTGCAAAATTAAAAGATGGTGATGACTTGGTTATTGAGAAGGTTCAATCCATGATACCAATGCAAGAACGCAGAGGTTCAACTGGTGGATTAGATCAAATTGTTTTTAGAGGATCTCGTGGAGAGTTTTCTAAAGACAAAGTAAAATATAAAAAGTATTAATAAAAAAGGGACGCCCAAAGGCGTCCCAGTATCAGAGTGGAGAAATCCAGATGTATGTCTGAACCGATGTCCTGACGCAACATCTAGCACTCCGATATCATAACGTCAAATACTTTCGATCATCTTATCACACAAGTTGCTGACGAGTCTCAGTGTTTCATGATGCGTAAGCTCAAGCACTGCCACCTCTTCACCGTCTACATAGACGTGAATGACTGGTGCTTCTTCTCCCTCACGAACAATCAAAAACTTTTTAGAATGGGAGGGGATCATCATCATTATCTACATCATTATAATCATTTGGCACATCAAGGAACTCATCAGGTACATGCTTCCTGTAGGTCGATGTCGGAACATCGAAGTCAAGCTCAGTCTCTCCTTGCTTACCAACCCATGAGAAGCGGCACTTCCATATGTGTATCTCTGATACAGGAGATCCAGATGGGTGTGGTCTATGCACAGTAAGACCAACGTCAGCCTTAGCAAACCATGCTGCACTACCAGATATATCATATCCTCTTGGTGCAGGTACTTTGCCATCTGTTCCTCGCATCATCTTTGTCGGATGAGCTACGAACCACAAGTGTATACCATGAGCCTGAGCAAATACTCTGAGCTTTGTCAGTATGTCTGATACCCACTCAGTCTCACTTACATCCCTTCCCTTTTGAATGTAATTGTATGGGTCTATGATAGCCCCTCTTACACCATGTCTAAGCACTGCTATCTTTAGTCTTTCGATGATGCTATCAATTGAAGACATTGACCCATCAGCTTGATACAAAAAAGAAAAGTGCGATTGAACAAATTCTTTTCCGTCTGATAATTCTTTATGGCTAAGTCTTTTCATTGAGCCTTGGAAGAAAGGCTTACGAATATACTTACTGATTAGCTTTGCTATGTGAATCCTTGGCTCGTTTTCAAAGGAACATATTGCAAACTTCCAACCCTTCTCTTGTGCCATGTTCATCATGATCTGATCTACGAACTCTGACTTACCAGAAGATGGGTGACCAGTGACTACTGTGAGTTGACCTGCAACAATAGAATATAATTCATCTACATTGTCGTAGCCAGTGCTCTCACCTCTACCCATACCGTTCTCGTAAATTTCATCAAGTTGTTCATAGAAATGAGAAGCGTCATACAATCCCGCGACAGGCCAAGGTTTACAATCAACTACAACTTTATCGATACCGTCCTTGCCATGCTTGAGAAGCACATCGTTGGCATCCTTGCATCCCTCTGGAAACTCTATCTTGAAGCATCGATCTTTGCCAATACGTCTGGCTATCTCTTCCGCCATTGCCTGACCTGCACTGTCTGCATCAGTGGCGATTATGATACGAGCAGCCGAATCTATTTTTTTCTTTGCAGCCCATAAGAACTTGAATTTATTATCTTCTTTAGGATCTATCTGTCCATCGACAACCTTCATGACCGCACCATTTGGTACTGACACAACGCTGTCGTAACCTGTTTCGATAAACGCAAGGGCATCCATCTCGCCCTCACAAATGATCATATCATCGTTACGTTCTACACCTTGCATGTTAAAAAATGTTTGAGGTGCACCGCTACATGCGAAGCCTTTACCTTCTATCGATCTAATCTTGTACGCATAATCTTGACCCTCGTTGGTGTACGGAAACATGATGCATTCAGTTTCTTTTCCTAGTGCCTGTATCCAATGATGCGTTGAAACTAACCCTGCTTTAGTAGCGGTTTCTTTACTTATCCCTCGTTCTTGCAGCCATCCCAGGGAGCTTTCCGTTAATTCTTTTCTTTGAACTTTTTTTGCAATGGACATTGTTGGTTCTCTCTTTATCTCTGGTAACTCCTCTCGCATAGAAACAATACCTTGCTGACCACAGTGCCAACACTGATATAAAGTTTTGTCTTGTTCTATGCGGAGAGAAAGCGTCTTATCGGTTTTGTTTTTGCGGCTGTGACTACAGCTTGGGCACTTAACTTTATGTTGACCTTCACCCAATCTATAAGCCTCGCCACGAACTTGATGTTCGATTTGCACGACTTGTTCTCCTACTCTGATCCGACGAACATAGAGGAAGGAATGCCGATGCGTCAAGCAAGAATTTTTCGAGAGTATTTATATATATATTATATATATTATATATATATTAATATTATATATATATTATACTAACTAGATTTCTTTATTAGAATAGTATCATAAGATAAATAGAAGGGAACTTTATCTACATCACAAGATCTAACTCTGATGATTGATCTTGGATTTTCTTTATCCAAACCCCAGTAAATAATTTTTTGTTTTACCTGCCTATCATTTTTGTAGATACGGTTCTGCATACAATCAAGGATAAGACTTTCGTCTAGGTCAGGTCTACGACTTGCGTAATAGATCATCATCTCAACCACAACATCATCTGTTGTTGGCACTTCCATAACAGGACATTGCTGCTCGAACATCTTGACGTAGCCTCTAGCCTTTGTTGATTTGATTAGGGCAGGTTTGCCTCTAATCACTACCATCTTTCGTGAGTTAGCTTTCGAGGCAGGTTCACCATATATTGTGAAGGTCTTGTCAAAGTTATCCATATGTACCCTTAAAATATCTTATTTGACATTATGTTCCTTATATGATTTAACCATAAGAGAGTGGAGAATACAATGAAAATAACCAACGAGCATCAGTTGCCTGATGCCTTTCTTAATTTTGCAAGAGACGATAAGTACTCCAAGGGCAAGTCCGACATCAGTGTAACCACGCTGATCGACTCTCCTCGTGTTCGATTATTACGCGAGAAGAACAAGGGCGAGATGTCAAAGGATGTTGTCGATATGATCTGGCCTTTGTTTGGTACAGCGGTTCATCATATTCTCGAAAGCGCAGATGATCCTGAGAACGTGGTGGTAGAGGAAAGACTTTACGCCAAGGTACTGGACTGGATCTTATCAGGCGCACTTGATCACCAAGAAGTTTTACCTGATGGCACTGTACAGATTACAGACTACAAGGTTACGTCTGCATGGTCTGTTATCTTGGGTAAGAAAGATTGGGAGAGACAGCAGAACTGCTACGCTTGGCTCATAGAAAACTCAGAGGATGGCAAGAATAAATTTAGGAAGGTCAGCAACATTCGTATCTGTGCAATCCTTAGAGACTGGCAGAGACGTAAGGCTGAGTTCGATAAAGACTATCCTCAATCACCCATAGTTATAATTGATCTGCCCCTTTGGAGTGAGGCAGAACGTGAAGAATACATTTATGGAAAGATGCATGAGCACCAAGAGGCTCAAGCTAACTACGATCTGTTCGACAAGGAGCAACTATGCACACCAGAAGAACAGTGGGCGAAGCCTGATACATGGGCTGTAAAAAAGAAGAGCGTGAAAAGAGCACTGCGTGTCTATGAGACAGAGCAAGAAGCTATCGATCACATAAACAAAGAGGAGATTAGTTTGATAATAGAGCATCGTAAGGGTGAACTAACCAGATGCCAAGGTAATTACTGCGGAGTGTCAGAGTTCTGCGAACAATTTAACGGATGGAGAAATTAATGAGTAAAGAAAAGAAATCAGTGTGGGAAACACTGTCGGCTATCGATGTCAACGATAAGGCTGAAGAGAAAAACGGTATGACATACCTTTCGTGGGCTTGGGCTTGGGGTAAGCTGAAAGATAATTATCCAGAAGCAACATTTAAAAAACATATTCACGATGGCATGGCATATATAAAAGATGAAAAGGGTAATGCTTTCGTTGAGGTCACTGTGACTGTCGAGGGAATTAGTGCAACTGAACTTTTTCCTGTTCTTAATTACAATAACAAACCGATACAAAACCCAAATGCTTTCGAGGTTAACACTGCCCTTCAGCGTGGTTTAGCCAAGGCGATAGCTTATCATGGTCTAGGTCATTACATATATGCAGGTGAAGATCTACCTCAGAGCGACGGAGAGGAGCGGCAGAGTAAGGTAAAGACTAAAGAGGTGGTTGACACTATACAAGAGACTACCCCCACTCCACCGCCCCCTGAGAGCACTACACCAGATGTACTAAGTGCTAAGGATGATACGGTTGAGAAGACTAACGGTTGGGATATGGTAACCGATGCCTTCACTGAGCTTATGAAGGTACACAATACTTATGAAAGTCTTGGTAAGCTTTGGAAGAAAAACAAATCAACTTTGAACTTGCTAGAAACCAATAGACCAAGCGACTATGAAGAACTTCTAACTAATTTTAAGAAACGTGCAAAAGAACTAAAGGAGAAAGATAATGGCTGATTATGATAAAGCATCAGGCGCACTGTTTAAGAACAGAAAGAAACAAAATGAAAGACAACCTGACTACACTGGCAACATTGAGGTTGATGGTGATGTCGTTAGAGACTTGATGGCTCAGTTAAATGAGGGTGTTAAACATCCAAAGGCAGATCTATCTGCTTGGATCAGACAATCTAAATCAGGTATGAACTTTCTATCTTTAAACTCTAGTGTTTTTTACGAGCGCAATGGTGGTCACAATAGATCTTCTAACAACAGTAACACACAAGGATCTGTATCAAATGATATGGACGATGAAATACCTTTTTAATTATAACAGAGTGGAGAAAAAAAATGAAAAAACCAAACATAAAATATGAATTAACATTGGTCACACCAGAGATGGCTAGTGATCTTCTTAAATTTAACACAAAGAACAGGAAGTTTAATAAGTCTGCTGTATATCAATATGGGAAAGACATGAAGGGTGGTCACTTTAATTACAATGGACACACTATATGTGTTTCAGAAAATGATATTCTTTTAGACGGTCAACAAAGATTAATGGCAAGTGTTGAAACCAAGAAACCATTTTGGACTATCCTCGTTGAGAATCTTGATGAAAAAGCAATGGTCACAATAGACACTGGAAGGAGTAGAACCTTTGCCAATCAACTTCAAATCAGAGAGTACCCTAACGCAAGTTTAGTTGCGGCTGCTGTATCGCAACTTGGTTTAATAGCAATTGGAAAATCTAAAAATGTAAGTCAGTTTACAATGTCAGACTTAGATAAAATTATAGAAAAAAACCCAGAGTTAACTAGTAGTGCTTCGTTTGCAAAAGGAACTTTTTACAATAACGCTCTTCTTGCAGCGATACACTACATAGGAAAGCAGACTGGTTATGAGGACGAGGCTGACGCCTTCATCAAAACTTATAAAGATGGACAAAACAATTACGAAAACGATCCCGTTGTTGCTATTAGGGAAAAAATATTAAAAGACAATGTCCGAATAAAGAAAATGACACTTGAGCATAGGTTAAATTTGATCATGCTTTCTTGGAATAAATTCTGTAGAGGCGAACCACTTCGGCAAGCCAAGATACCAAGTGACTCATATCGTATGGAAGGATGGACACTTAAACAGTGTGGTCTGGAGTAAACTATGCTCATTCCGAAACATAAAAACATTCGGGATGAGAAGTATCTGAATACTTTGCGAGGATCTCCTTGCTTAGTGTGCAGACGCGGTGCAGAGGCGCACCACCTACAACATGTTGGGGAACGTGGAATAGGCATGAAGTCGGGAGATAACTTCGCTGTACCTCTGTGCCGCACCTGCCATACAGAACTACACCGTTTTGGTAGTGAAAGAACATGGTGGGATTTAACTGGGGTTGACTCAATAGGATGGGCAAAAAGAAACTGGGAAAGATTCAATGGTGACAGTAACTAAAGCAATGGTTCAGCAAGTAGAATGTCCTGCATGTGGAGCACAGTCTGGTCAGTCTTGCGGTCACAAGAAAGATAAAACAAAGAGCCATGTAGATAGGCTTCATGCTGCTCAGTTTCATTTCAACAGTGATGATGTACCCCCTGACAAAAGATATACTGGGAAGAAAGTTTTCCATAGGAGTGAGAGATGACATCGCCAAACCTTAGAAAGCTAAACGAACCCTGCCGTAAGTGTGGGGCTGTAAGTGGAGAATACTGCAAGCACTGTAGTGGTAAGAAGAAGGAGGACAAGGATGGATAACATTAGAGATGCAGCCATGAACTTTGAGGCGGTAAAGGTATCAATGTCGCAGGACAGGAACGGTATCATACTACGTCTTAACGTACACCCTAATGATTGCCCACAAGAACTACACACTGACTGGGTAGGAACAAGATATGTTGTGGCAATGGTTAGACTGAATGATCAGGACGAACCAGAGACAAGAGAAGAGAATCAGTATATTGAAAGACTGATAGCATCAGCAGGTTTACTGTGCCGTAATATAGATTTTGGAAAGTATATGAATGATGCAGGTCACATAGATGAACATGATCCAGTAAAGGTTGAAGAGGCAGTTACGAACAGCATAAGGAAGTACTGCAATATAAAGTCTAGATCAGAGTTTAGAAGTGACCCAGAAGCTCGTAAGAAATTTGAACAACTTAGAGAGGACTTTAAGACATGGAAGAAAAACTAATTGATTTGAATGAGGTTGCTCGAATGATGTCGATGCACCCCAAGTCTGCAAGAAAGATAATTAAGAAAGAAGATAACTTCCCAGACCCAATAGTGTTTAGTGAGAGGGTCAAGCGATGGAAGTATTCATCAGTAATTAAGTGGATAGAAAGTAAAGATGAAGCCAACGTATGAAAACTCTGGTGATGAGGTCAACGAAAGACAGCTTGCCTCATTGCTAGAAAGGAAGTGGCAATGCCAGATGCAGCGACAGATGAAGTACGCACAGTTTGATTACGTTGCGCTGCGAGGGAAAAAGATACAGGCGTTTGTAGAGATGCGTCACCGTGGTGTGGAGCATAACAAATACCCTACATGTTTTATATCTTTAACTAAATTACTTATGGCACAGAACCTAAAGAATGTTTGTAATGTGCCGTGTTTGTTTGTCGTTCAGTGGACTGATGTCACTGGGTACTGCAACCTAGATATGCAATGCGAGATTGAGTATAGCAGTGAAGGTTGGAACAGGCGGAACGATCCATCAGATATAGAAGCAATCGGACTGATACCAATAGACAGATTTAAAATGTTCAATTGAACTAAAAGTCTGCGAGTATCTTATTCGCTCTTGCTATTAGACTTTGTTTTTTCTCATCTAATTTCTCAAGCAACAGTTCCTTTTGAGTATCAGGTATACGCTTGTTGTCTTTGATAGCGTTCATCTGTCTGCTGATTTTTGTAAGAGCACTATCGATTGCCTTGATCCTTGGCAGGAACTTAACCTCTTCTGGGTACTCTTGTCTTGTTCTTAGAATCCTATCTCTATCTCCAGATTTTGCAGCAGCCCTTAGCTCATCACCGATAGAAAGTATTCTGTCTCTTTTCTCAATGAAAGATCCATAGTCTTCACGATCAGACACACTTCCTATTACCTTACGGATAAATGGAACCTCACGGTATATCTCTTCATCAAACCCTTCAGTTGCAACTCTTACAGGAAGCTCTGCTGTACGTTGTACGAACCGCCCAACGCCACCTGTCGCATACTCTAACCAAAAATTTAAAACATCAGGAGATACATCGATAAAACCTTTGATCTCACTTGTACCACCAGAGATATTATTTAGTGTGTTTGATACCCACACCGCAGATGGATTTGTTGTAGACCAATATCTTTGGCTGTCAGGGCCGCGATCCCCTGGGAAGCCTTCCTTATATATTGGTTTTTTTGCAAAGTCTTCGTTCTCAAGAACATCAATGAAAGGATCAGCAACTGTTGGGGCAGCTAGATTAGCAAAGCTTTCAGTCCCACCTATTGGGTTTATTGTGTCTACAATAGTTCCCACGATAGATGATGTGCCTTTACCTATAGTTGTTCCGCCTCTCGCCACTTGACCAGTAGCACGTCCAATGTTGTGCGCCATGTTTAAACCATACGGCATTGGTATTGCTATGTATGATCTCTCAGTAAATCCAAATGGATCAGGCAGTATTAGATTGTGCTCAAGAATATAGTCAGGGATCTTGTCGTATATTCGCTTGCCATCTTCGTCTTCTTCAGAAAGAACAGCGTTAAGTTGATCCTGTAAGAACCCCGCTGCGATCACGCCACCCCATAACTTTTGAACTTTCTTCGATCTGAGCGCAGCATTTAAAAGTGCAAATGAACCTTGCAGTGATGCGTTGTAGAATAGATAGAACGCATTCATGAACTGCTTGTACTCACCACCTTTGGCAAAGTTAACAGTTACATTTCGAGCGGCTTGAGCTGCACGTTCTCTGGAAAAACCACGATCAAGTAAGCTTTTATATGTAGATACACGGATACCATTCTCAACTATAGTGTTATAGTTCTCTACCATACTTAGAAGAGATCCAGTTTTCTTACCAATAAAACTATTCTTTACAGAGTTCCATTTACCCCTGACTCCTTGATCAGATATATCTCCAAGTATTCCTTGGATGTCTTCCATCTGATCAGAGATTGTGTTCATCTGGTTGGTGGCATTCTGACCACCTGCCTCAACAAAATCTTTGTATATCTTTGACCACTCAGATGAATCGTCATTGTTTCTAATGGATCTTTTTATACCAAGCAATGCGCTCTTCAAATCCTTAATGACCTGAGTTGTTAGACCTTTCTCGTTAAACTGAGCTACGTTTACACCTGCTGTTTGCAAGTCTCTAAGAAGGTTAGTTATAAAAAACTCAGGGTTGTAAGATGTGTTTATGTTTGAGAGGTATCTATTTACTTTACCCATACCTCTAAGAACATAATCAAGTGGGCCTGATCCGTAACCAGTTTCACCTTTTAATGCTTTAGCAATACGCTCGTCTTCAAGCCTTACATAAACATCCTGACCGTTCTCTTTTACTGTATAGATAAACGGATCAAGGAAGGCCATTGGGTCTGTAGCTTTTACGACCCTCCCACTTCTAAGCTGTTCTGACTTTGGAAGTGTCTCAAGTATAGTGCCAAACTCTCTAGTCTTTTCTGGATCTGCTCTCAATAACTTTAAGAAAGATTGACCAACTATGTTTCTCTCACCACGAGATACTGAGTTTTGGTTTTGATTTATAGTGGTGGCAAGTATGTTTGTTGCATAGTCATATCTACCTGTTACCCTTGGATCTTCTCTTCCTTTAACACCGTAAGGCGCTGATCTTCTTGGTCTGCTAGGATCAGGATTGTCATTATCAGGATCGATCTTACCTCTAAGGGGAACATAGAAATCATAGCTTGATCTACGAACAACCGAACCATCTTCAAGTTGAACCTCATCAAAGTCAGAAGGTATAAGACCTGCGTTCACGCGAGTTTCGTTTGTATTCTTTACGATCTCCCGAACCGCTCTATCAAGAGAGCCAAGTGCTACACTATTATTGTTATCAAGATTTGAGAACCATGTAAGTATTGCATTAGCCTCAGCGTCAGTCATGCCTGAGCCACTGTCATTGTTTGGATTTATAGAACGGACATATGCGTTACGTTCTTTAGCGTGTTTGGCATAAAGATATGTATCAACAAGAGTTAAGCTATCACTGCCAGATGTTTCTATTGCCTGACTAACAAAACCCCTACCGTTAGCAGCCCTGTCAGATACAGATTTTAAGTTATTAATTTGGCTCTTCGATATGTTAATAAGCTTAACTGCATCAACGGCAGATTTATATATTGTGTTTTCTCTTTTTGTTATTTCACTCCCAACAATACCGTGAAACAATTCCTCTTTTAAATATGTATCCATAGCATCAACTATGGTTAGACCCTTTGCTTTTAGGTCTTGAATCATTCTACCAACTGGCAGCATACGATCTTGGAAGTTAGTTAGTATTTTATCTGCTGCATTTTGTGCTTTGTCTTTACCAACAACTATACCCAAGCCTTTAGATAAAAAGTTAGACGCACGAGCGTAATTTAAATCCACTTCTTTCTGAAAGATCTGACCTGCTGTAGTGTTAAGACTAAATTTAGTTGGGGCTATGCTGTAAGCTTCTGTATTAAAATCGTACTTAACGTCTGGCATTGGAACAGTGTCACCGTCTTCGCCAATTAAAATATTAGGACGCTCATTTGGCGGCACATAATCAAAGTTGTTTACATCGTCTTGCTGACCCCAACGTATCGCACGACCATCACCACCTTGACTTATTATCTTAACTGGCATTTCTTTGTAGCCAAGTTTTGCTATAGCTCTGGCACGATGACGACCTTCATGACCAGTTACAGTTCCAGTTCCATCTCCATTATTGCTAACGTATAGCACAGGAATGCTTTCAAATTTTTCTCCTGACTTAAGAAGTCTTTCGGTTGTCGTTTCTTTTTCTATGCTTCTGCCAGATAAAGCTGCTGACAAAAAGTTTTGTATTGGCATTGTAGAAAGTATCTCACGAGACCTATCGTTTTGATTTGCAGCTTGTCTTAATGCTGCATCATTAAAGAATTGTGCTGAGTCTGTTGCTGCTGCGATGCTATACTTTGTTCTGCCATCTATAACAGCACGGTCTTTCTTGGGAAGAGTAGGCATGAACAATGTCTGAACATCAAAGACATATTCTGAGCCTAGCTTTCTTTCTTTTAGTACTAGTGTAATAGGAGGCTTGCCATCCGTTACTTCATTAATCCACTCAAGATTATACCCATCTCTGGTTGGCGTAGAGACAACCTTTCTATCGTCTTCAAATCCTTGCCTACGCCATATGTCCATTATGTCTCCTATAACCCTTCTCACATCTGAGGTATAAGAGAACCTTTCTAATTCTTTGTCATGTCTACGCTGCTCTATATGATAGAGACCGCTGCCCCTTTCCAACAGAGTTCCATCTCTTCTTTCTGTTCTTAAATGATTTCCTGCGGGCAAGATCACTGGTCTAAGCTTACCTTTTTCAAAGATAGATCCGAATACTGGAGTCGGCTTCCCGTCTACAATCCTGTTTACAAGTGCATTAGGATTGGTAGGTGCAACAGAAAACTTTGTTTCATTGGTAGTTTCTTCGTTAGAAAGAAGCTCATCGAAAAGTTCAGTTGAACTTTCTAGGTCTACATCTGCTGTTTTGGTTTCATCTTCTGTAACGATGTATTCTGTGATTCCTTCTGGCTCTGTTGTGTAGCGTCTGTCGATGGGGGAGTTTCCCCGTCTAGAGGCGTCCTGACCTTCTCCAGTCCTCTCATCGCTCCTAAGAATTGCTCCATTGGATTTTGCATTTTCATACTCCCTCGCTGTATTGTCTAATTTCTCACGATCAACTTCTTTGCGTTCATACCAAGGTATGTCAGCACGAGCCGTGACCTTAAACCCCTTTGGTATCACCCCATTCTTTGGGTTTTTTATAAAGGCTTCAAACTCTTTCATCCTAGTGGGTGACATATAAACAACGCCACCATCAGATAAAGGATACTCTACCACAGGTGCATTCTGTCCTCTGATATACGTCATACCAGATGAGAATGTGTCTGTCTTACCTTCAGTTACAGATGTTCCTATGGGTGAGCCATTGATTATGGCTTGTAGTGTGCCGTGATTAACAACCTGCTCACCTTCGATAACCCATGTCTCCCAATGCCAACGTCCTAAACTAGCATCCTCTGGTCTTCCTGCTAGTTCATACGCTTTCTGTACGTTCTTACGCATACCATCTTCTAGGATACGAGTAGTCAGTATGCCTCTTGGCCCACGGAATATACCATTAAGACCTTCTTTGTTGGGGCCAATACCATCGTATATATTAGCACCGCCATATCGTCCGTCATCCCACAGGTGACGACCTTGTATTCTATCCATAACAAGAACGTCATCCTTACCGCCAACAAGAAGTATAAACGATAGCACTTTGTTATCGATGCCCGCGCCCTCAGTCGTAGACAAGAATAAATCTCTTATGCTTGCTGCTGATGTATTAGGATCAGACATACCTTCGTGTATTAAATCAATGACAGTTCTATTAGAGTCACCAACAAACTCAGACATAGCCTTAACAAGTTTAGCCGCTGCGTTTACGTTCATTGTCACTTGCTTGCCTGGGGAGCCTTCGGGAATTACTGACGAAACAGTAGTCATCCAACGATCAACGTCATCATCAGTGAGCGGCTCACGAGTTGCCTTCTCTAGTATTGGATAGGCACTATCTATAACATCTATAAAAGCACCCTCTTGCTGAACTGGGCCTGCACCTCTCGACAGAATACCCCATACAAACAAATCCATTGTCATTCGCGGGGTGGCATTACCGCTTTCATAAATGTCTCTTATCTGATCTACAAAAGCAAAGCCTTCATCGACACCATTCTTTAGCTCAGGTGTAAGCTGCTTTAATTTGTCAGCCATGACCTGTGGATTCTGAGAATATTCAATTCCTACAAGTGGTGGAGCAGGTATGAAGTCACCTCCTAGTGCTTCTTGCATTGCCTTAGCCCAGTTGCCTACAGACATCATAGCATCTGGGTTGTTCTCCATGATTAGTTCAATTGCACTATTGTTCCTATCTGCGTTTGCAGGAGTAAACTTCTGAGTAATTGGAACGATAGGATCTTGACCGTTACCCTCAATCAGTAATTCATATGGTAACTTGTGCGCCCTTGCTTCGGGAGGAGCCATTGGTAGCTCAGGAGTAAATCGTTTAAGAGAGAACGCTCTGGACTCAGCCTCTACTTCTGCTTCTGGATTCGCAGCAACACGCTCACGACCACCGACCTTACCGCTTCTTACATTATCAAATATGTCTTCGACACTATTGAAACCTGCATCTTGATTAGCTCCAAAGATAGCGCCAAAGAAATCTTTAATCCGCTCGAACAATGTTCTTGGACGGCCTGCTATTTTTATCTTGCCGTCTGCGTAATCTCTAAACATCTCAGCGATTGCTTCTTCTTCTATCGATGCATCATTAAGACCCATGCCTGTGTACATAGATTTGGCACGATCAAGGTATGTGTACTTACGCTCTACTGGCTTGCCATCTTTTATGTGAACGTACTTGCGTTCCGCTACAGACCTTCTTAATGAGTTCCATTCTGCATCTGAGAACAATCCTAAGTTCTTCAGCGCATGGATTACCTCATGATTCATAACACTTTTTAAAACATCAAATTGTTCTTGAGGTGACTTTGTTGGATCAACTATCTCCATAGACAAAGCTATCATTTTATTTGAATCACTGCTGCTAAACACACCCTCTACTAAAGCAGGGCTATCTTCCTGCAACAATTCAGGGGCAACTATTTTTTCAGCAGTTAAGTTAACATCAGGCAAACCAAGCCTTGTTAGTCTTTGACGTAGAGCGTTGAACACCTGCTGCCTTCTGGCATCGAAAGAAGATTTGCGTGTGGTGTTTGCAGCCCTACTAGACAATGATCTCGCAGCACTTGCCTCTGCTTTTTCAGGTGCAACTTGGACTGGAGATGATGGAGCTTCAAGCCTAGATTGTGCAGCATCTCTAAGATATGTTTTCTTTTCAATGTCTGCTTCTATTTCAGAGACTAATTCATTTTCTACTTGAGGAAGCTTTGCCTTTTTAGCTTGTCTCTTTAACTTTGCTAAGTTTTGTTTCTGTAATTTTATATCACGATCATAGTTTAAAACAGACTGAGCGAGCGCAGCCCTTTGTCCCTCAGTAGTTTCTTCCGTTACCACATCAGAAGGTAATATTGTTTTTGGGTTTTCAGTAGTTGGCATTGTCCTAGACAATGGGTCTTGCTCTATTCTTTGCTCGACTTCTGCTTTATTCTGCTCTGCTTTAGCTATCTCTCCCTCGATTTGATCTGCTCTTAGGTTTAGCTCACGAGCTTTACGCGGGTTTCTTTCCAGTTGTTGTGCACGTCTAGCTGCCTCAAGAACTCCAACGCGCTCTTTCTTTGCTGCCTGTATGCTTTTGTTAATATCAGACACTGTCTTGCGATAAGAAGATATCTCATCTGAGACCGCCTCGACATCTGGCTCAACCTCGTATCCATTTCTTGATTTATCAGATCGTCTTAGTATGCCACGGTTAACCATCTCATCACGAACATCAAGAACCATTGACCTTGGTACTTTAGATACGCCAGTTGATCTAATAGCTTTTTGTATGGCAGGAAATGTATATTTCTTTTGTCCTTTTATTTCTTCGACAGCACGATCAAACTGATCTTGTGTAAATGATTTGTTTTCAACTGGCTGAAAGCGAGACGTTCCACCAGATAAAGGCTTTTGCTTTATGGCTTCTCTAGATGCTACCTCTTCACCAAGGATACGTCTTATCTCATCAAGAGATGCAGGTTGAGTCTGATCTGTTCCCTGAACTCTTCTCGCATTTTGTATAAGTATACGTTCACTAATAGGAAGCTCAGACATTTCTACAGGATTAAAAGGTAGGGTTGACTCACGAGCAGCCTGACCAAGAGCAATCATTTCCTCTTGTGGTGTTAGTCTATCAGTATCTTGTGGCTTTGGTACAGATGGAGAAGGTAAGGCTTTAGTGTATTTAACGCCAGATATTGTTTCTATTTCATCTTGTCTTGCTTTTAATTTTTCTTGTTCCTCAACAGGATCTATAATCAGATCCTCATCTTCTCTTTGCTCTGACTCTTTGATACGATTAATGTTCTCTAAAGTACGAGCAGAATCTTCTTCTGCATCTTCTTGAAGCTGTTTAAATGCTTCTTCTTCTTCCTTAGCTTTCTGCTCTTTACGAATATCACCACCAATAACATTCGTAGCACCTCGAACAGTACCACCTGTAAGACCTGCTGCTATAGCGACATCTTCGTATACCTTAAATGCTTCCTCATCAGCGATAGGAAGACCTGCTTGATATCGATTGATAACCTCTTGACCAATCTCAGTAGGCACTTCAGCTATAGTACCAACACCAATACCTTTTGCTGCACGAGTGAATATACCACCTGATCTTATGACTGAAGGATTAAGAACCTTACCTATCAATAATCTATCAGCGATTGAGTCCAGTGCAGCTTGAGGAAGGGCTGATAAAAATGCAGTACCTTCGCTCATCTCTGTTCTTAGTCCACGATCAATAGCATCTTTCTGTGCCTCACGATTATCACCGTAGAAATAAGGAATGTTCGCAAGTGCACCACCAACGATACCACCTATAGTAGTTCCAACAAATGGCACAAAACTTCCTGCTGCTGCACCTGCCGCTGCACCTGTTAAAGTTGTGCCAAGCTGTGGAACTTGCTGACCTAATGTCTCAACGTAAAATTTTAACGCATCTCCTACGCTATCTATATCTTCACGTTGTGTAAGGCTCTGGGCTTTCTCAGCTATCTGCTGTTCATTAGCTTCTATTACAGACTGACCGTAATTTTCTAAACCAGTTAATCCACTAATACTACCTATGCCCTCAAGTGATGAGCCGTATGCTTTCTGTAGCTGATCGATCCCCATGCCAACAGCAGTACCAAAGCCACCCTCTGCTTCCTGTTGCACTGGTTGAACTGATTGCTGAGTTACAACTGGAGCTTGTGTTCTCTTATCTGATAAAAACTTATTTATTCTGGATTTTTCAGATTCTGTTGGAGAACTTCCTGCAATGTTTACAGAGTAATCTATTCCTGTTTGTGGATCTTTTACAAAGATAACACCCATGTAGCCTCCAGATTACTCAGCAGTTTGGATGTTAGCCAAATTAGGATTAACCAAACCTATAAATTTATTGTACTGAGATTGTAATGCATTACGTTCTTTAATCAAAGCGTTCTTTTCTGCTTCTGATATTGTCTCAGGGCCATACTCTCCTTGTCTAATACCACTTTCAATAATAGTGTTTAAGGAGTTTAACTCACTAAACAAATCACCTGACTCCCTCAAGAATGCATTCTTTTCACTGGCAGATAATCCTGGTGGTAGAGCGGCTTCAGCTTCTGCTAACTCCAACTCTCTTTCTTTAAGGCCAAACTGTCTCTCTGATAAAGAAGCATCTCTTCTTGCAGCATCTATATCTGCTTGTGTTCCTAGTAAACCAAGGATGTCTTTGTCGTATTGATTACGAGCTTCCCTCATTTGGCTAATGCCAACGAGACCTGCTTCACCTATAGCACCACCTAATGTTGGGCTATCAGATGCCATTAACGCTAGGCCTGCCTGAGCAAGTGCCAAGTATTTATCTGACTCTGCTGACTTCTCACGATCCGCAAGCATCTTAGCAATACGACCCTCAAGTGTGCTATAGGAATCTCCAACTGTGCTACCTGCACCTCCCCCTGTATCACCACCTAAGCCATCATCACCTAAGCCATCACCTGTATCACTACCTGTGAGTGATGGTGGGAGAAGTGATTCTACGCCACCCTCTAGACTAAGTCCTGTTCCTGTGGTTTGCCCTAGTGATGGCGTGAGAAATTCTGAAATATCTGGATCATCGTATCTGAGTTCATCTGGTAAACCTGTCGGTTTACGGAGACTTTCTTGTCGTCTCGCTATTGCTTCTGGATCTTCAAATCCACCGTAAATATCTTCGGGCAGACCGCCACCTTCACCCTCTGTCAACGCATCTATTACTCTCCCTGCAACCTGCCTTCCCTCCATTCTGGGATCAAGCGGAAGTACGTCTGTCGGGTAAGAGTATCCTGTGGTTGGATCGTTGCTAAAATTATTACCACTTAAAGTAGAATCGCTAGACTCTCTATTATTTTGTTCTTCCGTTATTGCGCTAGAAATAATTTCACCTGCGGTGCTTGGCCCAATGCCTTCCAAATCCAGCATTTGATTCATTCTTTCTATTTCATCTTTTGTTTGACCGACAGTAGTCCTGCCATAGCTGCCGATAGTGGCATCAGTAGGAGAGCTAGGTTCTCTAGTGTCACGAGTAGGAGGGGGTAAAAACGGTAAGTCTCCAATTGGATTATTCATAGCGTCTGCTAGGTTTGTGCCTAAGCTTCCTATGCCTAAAGCGGCAGATATATCTAGATTAGTTTCAGGATCTATTTGTGATACATCAGGTAGAGGCTGATCACCCATGTTTGCAGCAGCAACATCTAGCTGATCAAGTCTTTCTGACTCTGCATCAAGAAAATCTTCTTCGTCTGTAGCATCAAAGTCAGGAGCAGCAACTGGCAATCCACTAGTAGTGTCTTGATTAGGAATCCTATCAAAACCAAACTTCTGTGAGCCTGCCAATATGTTACCTATGTCTAAATCGGTTGATGGATCTTGCGCTGCCCCAGGAACAGTTGGCGTAAAGTCTCCAACATCTGCACTAACATCGCTTACAAAAGGACTTTTATAGTCTGTTGGCTTGTTTATTTCTGAGATGTTAGGAGACATTGTTTTTGGAGAGCCATCAAGATTATGTGTTTCTCCATACATTCTCATCCATGTAGATCTATCACGAGGGTTTGGAGAGTTCTCTGGATATGGCTGTACAGGTTTTCCTATATCTTCATCACCGCGACCAAAGCCAAAGATTCCCTGAAGCAATCCTGACAATCCGCCACCTTCATTCATTTCTAATATTCCACCATCAGCCATCATCTGAGGAGCACGGGTAGGCTCCCTCTGAACTGCCATGTCTGCACTTGTGTTTTGTGCAATTGAACTATTTGGAGCCATGTTCCTTGCGATTGCAGTTATCCCACCTTGCGGCACACCTGCTGCGGTCATAACTTCTTCTGCTACTGTAGGCATATTCGCTGCGTCTTGACGATTATAATCATCACGCATTCTCTTGCGTCTTGTAAGCTCACTAAGAACCAGAAACTGAGGCATGTTACCCGTTGGCGTTTGCATTTCTTGAATTAGCCTACGATCTGGTAAGTCCTTTAGGTTGTCTTGAAGCTCTATTATGTTCATCCCGCTAGACCTTTATATAGACCTAATGCAGATATACCTGCACCAAGTGCCTGTTGTATCGGGTTATACGCAACCATACGCTGCTCTTCTACATTAGGAGTTACAGGCACACCTTGTAGCAGTGATCCTATTCTCTCATATTGTCTTTGTGCAAAGTCTCTTTGTCGTAAGAAGTCTTCGTAAGAAAGATCAGCACGAGCCTGATCCTCCGATCTAATATCACGACCAACAGTATCAAGTAGTTGTGCGCCTTGTATATCAGCAGCACGTTGACGTTCACCCAAACCAGACAAACCTGCGCCCAGATTAGCAAACTGTTGACCCATGCTGCCCAGTTGACTAGCTGCACCTAATGCTGCCTGCTCACCTGCAAGAGCCTGACCTATACCAAACTGTCTATCTGCACGATCAGCTTCAAACTGACGAGAGGCTTGGTCAAATGCTTGTTGCTGACCCATAGCCTGTATTTCTCCAAGCTGACTTTGCAATGATTCTTCTGCCAAGGCATCGACAACACCTCTACGAGAACCACCAAACGCACCTGCACTTACAGCGTCTGCATCTCTTTGTGCTTGAGATCTATCAAAGTCTGATCTTGCTTGTTGTTTTTGAATGTCTACAACGTTCTGCATGTACGGAGACATGTACTGATTTACTGAATCACCAGTAAAGGTTGTAGGATTGTATTGCCCTGTTTGACGTAAACGATTTACACTTTGATCTGTATAACCAATCCCACGTCCAGTAGCAGCCATTCCCTGTCTGCCTGCCTGCATAGCTTCTGGCATACCTGCAATACCAGTTTGAGCAATGCCTCTAGTCATAGCACGAGAAGCACCTATATCACCATACATTCCTGATTCTGCTAATCTCTCACCACGATATGGAGTGTATCTAGACTGACCAGTAAGAGGGTCATAAGGAATCATGGCATCTTCAGCACCCTGAAGAAGTCTTTTATAATACGGATCTGCATACTCAGGTAAGTTGGTATTACGGATCGTTGTATCGCCCTGTGTTTGTCTGCCTTTTCCCATCTTATAACTCCATTCGGTAAGCTATATACTCAGGATAGAATCCATATTTCTTCAAAGCTCTACCCCAACCTTTTCTTCCATAGCCTTCTAGATGACTACATCCTAACTCATTTGCGTAACGCTTCATAGTATCAATCAATTGATCTTCCCATTCTTTCATTTGCGTTCCGCCTACCCAGTCTAAGGCCAATGCTTTCCGTTGAGGATATACTATAAGTCTTGTAGTAAATGCGGCTATTATTTTATCTGCATCATCTAGTACAACCCAAAGAACATATGTGCCATCAAAGACTCCATCTAATACATCTATTACATTAGACTTATCATTAACAGTTTCTACTGCTCTTTTTAGTATTCCATCAACATCCTTCCATACACTGCCAACTGCCTCTTGAGGCACTAAGCTAACTCTCAATTATCCCACCATTTGTTCAAGTTTCTCAGGAGCTTCCTCTTCAGCACGATTAATAACGTCAAGAAATCCACCACCATATGCTTTCTCCAGAGCATCAGTAGTATTCTTCCTCAGCACAAACTCCCCATCAGACAGGAGAACATCTTGCTCTCCCTCAAGTGTTGCAGGAACCATGTCATCAACTCCAGAACCATCTCCTGGGCCTCTAACCATTCCTTTATCACCTTCTTCAAAACGAGCTACAGTATCATCTAACTCACCCGACTGCACTCGCCCGACAAGATCGCGTAATGCTTCCTCGCCGTACTTCTGAACAAACATAGCCAAGACTATTTCTGGTTGATCAGACATTCCTTTAATTGCTTTAATCGCCTCGACAATAACATCTTTCTCATTCATGCCATTGTCTTCCATCATCTCATCGACCTCTACCTCACCACCTTCTGCATAATAATATGGTGGTTGTGGGACTGTGCCATCTACTCTAGGTCTTCTTTGATACTGAAAATACATACCTTCCCCTGGGCTTCCCCCGTAAGGATTAGGATTGTAACTTCTTACCATCGGATTTGGCATAGGTATTTGAGTTTCATCATCGTCATCATCTTTTGCTGCACGATTCTCAATCATCTGCATGTCTGCCATTGTCTGACCTATCATAGCAGGCATAAAGGCTTGTTGACCTACATTTAAAGCACCGCCTATTGTAGAATCAAATAACTTCTTTGATGCTAGTTCTGGGCCTAAAAGATTAGCGCCCATCCCACTTGCGCCTTGCGCTGCAACCTCTGTAGCCTTGGGCATTGCGCTCAAGAATCCTGACGTAGGTGCACCCTGCGCTGCTGCACTTGCCGCCCCACTTGTAGATCCAGACAAACCACCAAGTACTTTTCCCCCTAAAAAAGAAGCCATTCCTGTTTGAATGCCTTTACCTATGTCTCCTGTTTGTATAAATGATCCTAACCCTGCTCCCATACCTGCTAATGCAGGCACTGAAAAAGCACCAAGGGTAGCCCCAAGAGCACCTGTACCTGCTAGTGCAGGTAGTCCTAAGCTAAACAGTAGAGGAAGAACCATTTAAATCTCCAAAAGTTCTATTGAACTTTAACACTAAAAGTTCAAACTATCAATTACGTTAACCATTCATATATCTTTTTAGTCTCTTCTTTGCGATGCTTTAACCCATTGTATCCACCGTTGATACGTTTTGTCAGGCGCTTAATTGTTTCATCGTTCACACCTTCATCGCAAATATCCCACAGTTTATTTCTTTTAAAGAACCAAATTGCACTCTCCATAGGATATTTTGTTGCTACAAGATCAGGGTCTTTCATAATCTCTGGTAGATCCATGTCTGCTGCAAACTGAGAGTAGTTCATTTTTCCAGTACATTGTAAAAATCCGCGTCCTCGATATAGCCATCCTTGTCCGTCATTTTGCATTCTGTCACCGTATACACGGTCAGCTAGAGCCTGCGGGTTACGAGCACAGCTTTCAGCATCGCTCTCTGACTTAAAGTATTTACCAAACACTGCTAGTATAGATTCTTTACTATAGTTTAGGTTCTCTTGTGTATAACGAAACGTACCGCTTTCATGAACAAGCTGCCCAAGAAAATGTGCTCCACGCTCTGGGTTTAAAACGTAGTGGTCACAGATCTTCTTTGCAGTGTTAGGCCCAAACGAACCATCAGGTGTAGATCCAATCTTTTCCTGTAATGTCTTTAGTGCTTCACTCATCTATAAACTCCTTCGTGCCACAGACACGTTCATAGACCATGTCAGAGGTATAACTCTCTGCCCATTTGTTTTCAGTAAAGGTGCAAAACTCCCACAAATTATTTACATCATCATTAAGTAAGTCGATAATATCTTGTTGTGCAGATACTGTTCCCTCAAGATGTTCGATGTCATGAACCATCCCAGAAATATACCAGACTAACGCTACCAATTGCACAGCCATAGCAAAGACTAAAGCAACAGGTATCTTCATATCAGCCATTTGACTTGCCACCTATATAACCACCAACAACTCCGATCACACCAGTCATTGACATTTGTAGTAAGCCTATAATGTTCTCGTCTAGCTCACCACCATGTTCATTAGCCATCTTAAATTCATCGTAGACAATTAAACCAAGTATTCCCATAAGTCCTACAGCAAGTACTAATACCACGATGTCTTTCATATACTTCATCGCTACCTCTTAAAGAACTTCTGTACGCCACGCACACCAAAACTTGCTGAAATTGCAATTCCAAGGCTGTAAAAATACCAGTCTGGTGCTTTGGAGAGCTGTTCAAAACCACGATCAACCCATCCTTCCGTTCCTGGAATCCAACATAAGATTAATGGAATACTTAAAATAATTACAAAATATTCGTCCTTCCAACTCGACTGAGAGCCTTGTGCCATGATGCGCTCCCAGTCGGCAATCGATGTCTCTTTTGAGAGCATGATTTTTGCTTTCGCTTCTGCCTCTGTTAGCTTTAACTTTGCATTTGCAGCATTTGCATCTGCTTTACCTTTGAGCCACCCACCTGCTAGATTAGCTATCGGCCCTATCAGTTGAGCAATCATAGCTCTTCCTCCTCAACAACTTTTTTCTTTGCAGACGTGGATTCTTTACCCATCCATATGCCAAAGCAACCAGTAAGAGCACCCATGCAAACAGATACTAGACCACTCTGTGCAACAGATGGATCAGGCAATCCCATAAACCAATGTACTGCCTGATATGTAAGGATCGTAACTGCCAACATCATTAGACGTGGTAGAATTTTCCAATCATCTAAAACAGTAGCAGGCATTATCCAAACATCCCACTATTCATTAAAGCAGCTAAACCACCTGCCATAGCTCTGTTTCGTTGGTCTTGAGGCATAGGTCTAGGTGCACCTTTTCCTGGCCCTCCAAAAGAAAAATCTCTTCCAGGCATCTTTCCCTGAAATATATCTGCTAGTGGTGCACGTCTTCTGCCACTAACCATATTACTAAAGTAATCAAACTCACTTTGTGGAGAAGGCTGATAATAAGGTGAGTTATAGTTAGGTGTATTAAAGTTACTTCCCATGTTCATGATTTCAGCACGTTCTCTTGCGCTCATCATTTCTATAGGTCGGGGCATGATTCTTTGCATTCCACCAAGTATGTCATAGTTCCTAGCAGCATGCATAAATGCAGGACTCATGTTTGGGTTCATAGAGTTTCTTGCTGCTGCCATGTAGTATGGAACCTGACCTGCTCCTTGTTGTGATTCGTATTGCATTAAGGCAGGGCTATATCCAAAAGCACCTAATCCACCACCACCATAAGTTGGACGTTGCGGTGTCACATATGGTGGCAATACAGGCGGCATGACAGTAGGTGGGGCTACAGGTGGGGCTACAGGTGGAGCTACGGGTGGAGCTACGGGTGGAGCTACGGGTGGAGCTACGGGTAAACGTGTGCTTGGGCCGTCTGTAGTGATTTGTGTCGCTGCTTTTGCCCTGTCTTTCGCATCGTTTGTGCGATCAGACAATCGGTAGTAATAATCTGCATCTTTATCTTTAGCGCCTATGTCCATTAAAAGATCGTCTCTGGCTTTTTCAAATGCGCTTTTGTTGGAGTGTTCTCCTGTTATTATTTTAGATGTTTGCTGACTAGAACTATCATATGCTGTAGATGGTCTTGATGCACTACTCTGGTTTATAGAACTTATTGGTACGTTACCTGTCATACCACCTAAGTCTTGTAAAGCTTGACGAGCATTTGCAGCTTCAGCCGCTAAACGCTGCTGTTCTTGATTTGATACTACTGCTGTTGTTCGTATCGGAGCTTTAGCCTTTGCTGCATCTATTTTTTTCTGATCTGCAAGTGCTTTCTCTGCTCTTTGTCTCGCTTGGATTGCTGCTTTTTTTCTTTTTTGTGCAGCTTTAGAACCGCCGCTTGATGCTTGACTACTAGTAGTGTAACCAGAGCCGCCTCCATAACCACTTGATGCACCTGTACCTGAACCACTTGTAGTACCATAATCGGGCATTATGCTTCTCCTGATATTGCTTCGGGCGCGGTTACCGTAATAGCCGTGTGCCGTTTAGTTTCTGCTGTCCAAGACTTTCCGCAGTCAGGACAAGTTCCATCTGGGTATGAGGCAACTTCTTCTGGTGTGTCTACCACATTATCACAGTGATGGCACTGTAACCTATCTACAGATGTTGACGGTCTAAACCTAGAACCATCGCCTATTACTATAATATGTTCATCGCTCATGTTGTGCTCACTGTTACTGTTCCTACTGTCCCTGTGCCTTGAGATCCACGAAGAAAAGCAGAATGGGTTAAAGGTACTCTAACATAACCATCATGTTGAAATAAAGTCCCAGTTTCAAGTCCACTGTCATCTGTGGGCAAATTGGTGATAGTTATCTCTGTTGCCCTAACGTCACCTGGATTTTGAATCTGTTCCAAAAACACAGAAAATGCACGAATAACCTCACTAAAGTACGTTCTTTGGTACTGATCTGGGGGTATAGGGAAATATGGACGGGATAAACGTCTGGACATCAGCGCCTCCCATCAGGTCTTATATCTAGGCGTGGAGAACCTAGTCTCCAAGTCACACCAAGATCATCTGAAGATATTTTAAATCTCATCTGCCTACCACGCAATCTAAAAAACAATTGCTCAGTCCTTGCGTTTAATGCGGCTGCTTGTGTTTTTACAAACGCATCTGTCTGTGTATTAGAATATGTGCCGTCAGGCACGTTTTTAACGTCTAATGTTATGTTTACATCAGGCAAAGTTGCTGATGAGTTTTTAAAATCAACATCGGGTATCATCTTACGGAGCAACATAAATTGCTCGCCATCCCCTATATCTATAGGGCTAGACTGTATGAAGGCATTAATTGGTGTGGTTGGATTAGTTGTACCATCGTCAAATCCGATTTCATGCTCATAAATATAACCGTCAGCGTTTGCTGCAAAAGGGAAATCAAAAATGCCCCTGTCAATCCATGCAGTTCTACCAAAAGA